GGATAGATAATCTTATCATTTACACGCCAATTAAAGTGAGGCGGGTGTATCATTGCATCGCTACGATATTCGCCAGTAAGAGAGTTAGCTAATCCATTACTTTCTACAACCATAATGTTATTAACTTTCATTCCTGCAGTGCCTACTTCTCGCACATCAATTTTTGTTTCAGTATTACCAGTAGTAATTGCTACCTCGGGAGAGATTAGTTGAGTAGTTGTAAGTGCAATATCTGGATAGCGCATAGGCATACCATCACCATCAACTTGTGCTCTAATACTTGCCATAGTAGCCATATCATATTCTAAATAATCAAGATGCATTGCAAAATTATTTAGTGCATATGTAGTGGCAGTAGTAGTGCCAGGAGCATTCCTAAACATAATAGTTTTGCCAGTTTGTGTGGCCAGTTGTTGTGTTAAATTAATTTCTACTGAAACTTGTTCCGCCATTGCGAATACTGGCAACATCATTCCGCGCATCATAGGGAATAAATCACTTAATGCAACAGAGAAAGTAGGGCAATCAGTTTGACTAATAACTGGTTTATATTTATCTGGAACAGATGCAGTAGTTTTATTAACATATATAGCAGAACCAGTATCAATAGCAAGTAATCCATCAGTATTAGGCGAAGGCCCTACATTTACAACACCACCATCTAAAACCATATCTATATTTTGCTTTTGTGATGATGTATGAACTGATTTTTTCATAGCATAAAATTTACCAAATTTTTCTGTTCTGGCTAATACTTTTGTGCCTGCACGAAGCACAGCACTATCAATACAGGCCGCAATACCAGCAGTTAGTGGCAAGAAACAATCGCCTGCACCACTTGATGCATTATCATCTGGATGCACAGACATAACAAGACGAGAACCAGCATTAAGAATACCTTGTTGGCGAATATTAAAGATTAATCTTTTCTGGCTTTTATTTACTGGCTCTAGCACGCTAGTATAAATATCAACATTACTCATAGTAGTTTTATTTACTGGGATTAGAACTTCTGGCAATTGTGATTTAGACATTTTATATATACTAATAAAATATTATGAAAAAATTAAATAAAATTTTAAATTAAATAAATTTTAATTAAGAACTAACAGAAATGCCTTGTGGAGTATATACAAGTTTATTTTTAGAAAGAGTAAAGACATTCATAGAGTTAGGCGAATTACCATTTAAGCCACTTTCTATACGAAGAGTAAAGGTAGATGTGCTGAAATCACGGCCAACTTTTGTTAAACTATCTTCGCTAATTCCTAAGCCAAATACTGGCTTATTTTGTGCTTGGACATTAATTGTAGCATCAAGAGAAGCAACTTCATTGCCATTTAGATTTACTTTTGTTTGAAGTTGATTTTCAGTATTAACACTTACAAGAGACATAGAAGAACCAGCAACGTCCATAGAACCTTTTAGTTCATCAATAATCTCAACACGAGGTCTATTTTCTGTTGATTGTTCTGCACAATCAAGTTCATAATCAAGAGGTAGCCTCATACCATCTTTGCCGAATACAACCTTCCTTAATGGTGCCGCGACATTATATACTCCCGCATTTTGATTTAGTAGATTATTTGTGCTAAAACCATCAACACTAACATTATTTATATGCGTTGTTGGAATGGTGCTAGAAATAACGGATAGAGTTTTACTTGTGCCGAAATTTAGATTTAGTTGAGTATCACTAGCATTAATTACTTGGTATTGATGAGCCCAAGAATTATATTCTAACTCGCCACTCTTTGGCATCTCCATTTCAGCAGTTGTGCTAACATCAAATGAAAGCGTATCATAGCAAAGTGATAAATCAACAAGAGAATAATATACAGAAGCTTTATCTGCTTCAGTAGTAATTAATACATTTTGGTCATTAGCAAGTTGAATAAGAAGTTCCATACCTTGTAAGCCATTACGCCCAAGAGGCAAAGCATCAACTCCCATAGTAAGTCCAGTTTCTATTGGTATTGAGAAAAATACTTCTGTATTAACATCAACAGCAGAAATATTACTTCTTGATGCAAGGGTAGGGTCTTTGCCATTTAATTCGCCGTCATATTGTGATTGATTATGAGTAAGAGGTTTAGTAAGAGCAAGTAATCTTCCAACATTTCTTAAACTTTCCATAGTTTGCCCGCCACTTCCAAGACCACTAATAGTAATAGTATCAAATAGAGCATTAAGACCAACTCTTTCATTCATACGAAGAGAATAAGCTCCAGTTGCTTTATTATTAATATTATCTGGAAATACTGGCGTAGAGAATGTAGAAGTGCTTCTATTAACTCTTAATTTACCATTAAGCTTAAGTGTTTTTGTTAAAAGAAGTGTTGGGCTTTGTGGAATTAGAAATTGCACTAAACTTGCTCCTTTTGCGAAACTGAATTCATTATTGGCTGGCATATTTAATGGGAGTATCTCATTTTTATCTTGGCTTATAATAGTCATTTTATTAATAGTAATAAAATTATTAAAAAAAATTAAATAAAAAAAATTAATATTTTAAAAAACAATCCTTAATAGTTAAATTTCTATGCCGTAATTGTTCCTCAAAAAAGAGAGTATCAGTAAGATTATCAAGAACATAATCATATGCACGCATTTTAGCGTTAATATCACTTTTATCATATTTTCTATATAGATTATACATTTTTCTTATATTCATAAATAATGAAAAAAAATGTTCTCTATCCATTTCTGTAAAATTCGTATTTACTTCTAAAAGTGCGTTCTCCATATTTATATGTTAAGATATTTTTTTTATCCTTAAATGCTTTAATAAACAACTTCAATATTATTTTGTTGTATAATTAAAGTTCTGGCAGTGCAAACATAAACATTAAGAGTTTTTTGGAATGTTGCAGCACCATACTCCATACGGAGTGATAAATCACTTTTAGTAATATCACTAACAGAACCAAATAGAGATACTGCTCTACCAATAATAAAGTTCTTTTCTCCATTTTGTAGAGATTTAACAAAAATACCAGAATTAATGAGAGATTTACGCAGTTCTTGTAGATGCAATTGCTCTACATATGCAGGGGTCATAGAAAGTCTTGATAGTGGAACTTTTTGGTCTGGCACAAGTTGGTCGTTAATAACAAATTGGTATGCCTCAATTTTATCTGGCTTTGCTACAAGATTACCACCATCATAAGTATCACTTGCCGCAAGAGGCATTGCATTAATACTATAAACTCTTTTACTTGTATTAGGAATACTGGCATTAAGTAAGCCGGTTGTGCCGACAAGATTTACCTTATGCAGAGTAGTATTTTTGTAATTCATAATCAATCCAGAGGAAGAATTGATTTTTCTTACCATATCATCAGTATAAGATTGAGGCGGTTGAACTTGCTCTACAATCATCTCTAAATCAGTCATAGTATAATCTACTTTTACTTGTGCCTGTGCAACAGCAAGAGTGATTGCTGCATTAGCCCCACCACCTTGCATATTAACGCCAGGAGACCAACCTTCAAATCTGTCTTTTGCTAGAGTATATAATTTAGTATCAACAGCAAGTAATTTCCAAGGCTGATTAATAACAACATTACCTCTTACTTTAATAGTCATATCACCACCAGCATTTCCAATGCTTACAACAATACCAATAAGAGTATCAACACCACCCGCTTCATAATATATAGCATCGCCCACCTCAAAACCGCTATTAGTAGTAGCAGCAGTTTTAGTTGCTATATCTATGGTATGTGTAAGTAATGGGTCATTCCAATCTGCCGCAGCAACTTGTGTTTTAACTAATGCACATTTTGAACCAGTTTTTCCACTATCATTTGCAAGTCTAATAGATTTTTTAAGAGTATTAGTTTCCATAGTTAATTTAACGCCTCCAAGAGCAGCAACTGGAAGGACACTAGCATCGGGGCCAAGAATACCAGACCATAGAGGAAGTGATACAGCAACTTTTTTAGAAGTATTAGCAGCAACAATAGTGGCACTTGGAAGAGGTTGGGCATTCCAAAATAATTGTTGTGCAGAATTGTTTGTAAGTGAAAGGCCTTCATTAAGCTCTCTATTGTGAATTACACCATCATCTTGCGCATAAGAATATTCCATAGCAACTCTTGATGAATATTCACTAACTTCTTCTAAAAGATTTAATCCATTTTGAGTTTGAACTCTCATATGTCTAAATAAAGAAGAACAGGCGGCCGCAGGGTCTGGCTTTGGAAGACCTCTACCTACCATTTGTAAATCAAATCGTAATCTTAAAGTTTCTGGATTACAGAAATTAAGATAATCTGGCACACTAAAAATAAATTGACTTGTTCCTTTACCATTTGCCTTAATATCTACGCCTTGTGCATCTGGGAAAATTTTAAGTTTTTTTGTAGGTATGAATAAAGAATTATCATTTGCTCTATATTCGTTTTCCATATTTATTTATATAAATAATATAAAAAAATAAAATTAAATAATTTTTAATTTAATTAAATTAAAATGCCATAGTTCCTCCTCTTGCTTGTAAAGATGAACCAGATGGCAAAATTGTAGAACTAATATTATATTGTGATGATAATGCTGGTGTTGCTGTTGAATAAGGCATTACTGGTGCTTTTGGTTTATGACTATGATGTAGTAATTCATCTAATCCAAATGCTATGGCTCCACCTACTGCTATAAGGCCAGCAAGAGGAGCACCAACACCAGTAGAAGCCAATGCAGCATCTGCAGCACCTAATTCAGTTGCTCCTGCTATTAAACCAGTTTCACCAATTTCTTCCCCAACAGCAGCACCACCAAATGTTGCTGTGCCTTCTGTGCCCGATACAGCATTAGCAGTGCCTAAATATGGAGCAGTCCCTAATTCAGTTGTATTAGATACTAAACCACTTTCACCTTGTGCAACTGGTATGCTCTCTTGTGCAGCATTAATTGCTTGATTTTCTTCTGCTGATAAAGTAGCATTAATATCTCCAGTTCTCATTATTTCTTCTGGACTTGCATCTTCTATATTTCCTAAATTATTTCTTGTTTCTAATGTTGGATTACTTGTTGCCATAACTTCTTCTGTTGGTTCAACATTAGTTCTAAAAGGATTATTACTTCTATCTAACATTTGATTAGATTGAGGTGCCATTTCACTTGGAGGTGTTTCTGCAGTTTGAACACCTTGATATTTATATAATTTTGTAGAAGTTTCTGGAGTATTACCTTCTAATTGGTCAGCAATATTATTAACTCTTGTTTTAACATCACCAGCAGTTTTTTCTACATCAACACCAGTTTTTTCAGCAATTTTAGAATTAACTTTATCTTTAACAATTTTTAAACCTTTTGCTGTTTCATCAAGCACAGTTTTACCTCTTTCACCTAAAACATTTCTATAAAATCCAGTTCCTAATGAATAAAAATGTGGAACTTGTGTTAATACACCTGCTCCTTCACTTGTAGATGCTATTTTATTCTGCACATATTCACTTGCTTTATTACTATAATCGTTTAATTGACTATCAAATAATCTATTTGCATCATTTCGCCAATTTTCAAATTGTTCGCCTTTTGTTTGTTGTATTAAACTACTTAATCTATCAGTATTAGATGCTCTCTGTGATACTTGGTCTCTCAAAAAACTATCCATTTATTTAATTAAAATAAAATTATATAAAAATTTAAATAAAATTATTCATCTTTATTTTCCATTAAAGATTTATCAAAATTAGAATGCAGTAGCTTATCAAAGTTATAATATGTTTTTCCAGTTTGTAAATTGCCATATAAAAAATTATATTTATTACTTTGCACTTCTCTCTTATATAATGCAGTAAAACCTTCATTACCACCAACAGATGAAAATTCATCTTCTAATGCTTTTAACTCACCACCATTATATATACCAGCAAATGCTATTAAATGGGTAATGTTATTACGCACAACATTATTAACACTTTTAAATTTTTGCACAATATAAAATAAATTTGCTATATTGTAATGTCTTGCTCTTGATGCTATACTAAATGCCTTACTATTATATATTGATAAAGAGCCTATAATATCATCAAAAATTATTGCTATTCTTGGCATATCCTTTTTATCAAATTCTTTTTGTGTTTCTATAATACTATCAATAATAGTATCAACTTTTGCAGAATTTAAATCATCATATACTATAACATTTGGTTCATCAATTAAAAATCTGCTTGTGTCGTCTTGATGTGCTGTATTGCTTAATAAATAAATAGTATCAAACATACCTTCTGCTAATGATGGGTTTAAAAACCAATTACTAACAAAATTAGATTTGCCTTGAGCAATAGGTGCCACAACCATAACAACTTCACCTTTCATTTGTGGCAAATAATCTGGCATATCTCTTGGTAATTTTTGCGGATTATCTAATGGTTTAACTTTTAATATTTTAATGGGTTTATGATTTTCCATTTTATTAAAATAAATAAAAAAATTAAATTTAAATAAATAGTTCTACATAATTCTATAAGTTTGTTTAAAAGGATTATACAAAGCCTTTTCTTGTTTAGGTGGAACTACCTTATGAGGTTGTTGTTGTGCTACTGGTTTTGATGCTACTGGTTTTGATACAACTGGTTTTTCTACAACTATCTTTTTTGGTGGAGATGTAGGTGCTGGTTGTGGTTTAGGTTTAGGAGCAACTGGTTCTTTAATAATTGGTTCATCTTTTACTAATTCATTCTTTAACTCTTCATTTTTAATTGGAGGTTTTGGTTGTATTTCTTCTTTTTTTTCCAATTGATTTTTATTTTGTGTATCAATATCAATAGTTTTTCTAACTTTTTTTGGTTTTGGTTTTTGTGTTAAAATATCTTCTAAACTATCGCCATTTAATAATTTAATTAAATTTGGTTTAGTTAATTTACTATAACCCCTATAACCTTTTGCCTTACACATTTCACTTAATTTTTTTTTACCACACATATTTAGATTAATTCTTTCTTCACTCACTTCTTGTTTTTTTTCTTCTACAAATGGACTTGGTTTAGGTAAAGTTTTTATATCTGGAAGTGTATTTTCTTCTTCTTCAACCATAGGTTCTATAATAGTTGTATCTGGCATTTTATTCATTTAATTAAATATTATAAAAAAAAATTTATATAAATTCTCTAATTTGATTTATTCAGTTAATCTGCATAAAATAGTGGTTGGGTGTTTTAAAGAAGTAGCAGGCGTTCCATCATCATTAGTAATACTAACTTGGAAGTTATTTATTAATTCATCTGTTCGTGCATTTAGTGAAACTGGTAATGGATATTGGCTTCTATAATGTTTCCCAGAAGAATTAGTTTCTGCTAATTCACTTGAAGGTATTACTGCTGCTATTTGACTAACAGAATTTGTTTCGCCATTTTGTCCTAAAATTTTGCCAAGATTATCAAAATTTACAACATAAGTAGCAGTATTATCATATCTAATATCATCAGTGCTTAAAAAGATATGTTCATCACCATCAACACTACCATCTGCTTCATATATTAATAATTTAGGCATACCTAATTCTTTATATAATTCATTTATTAAAGGATTTCTACCACTTATACTATCTCCTGGCAGATGTGCAGTTGTTATATCAAAGCCAGCATCTTCTAATCTTGATTTTCTATCTATTGGTCTGCATAAATTCATATATATTGGTGGTTGTTCTATTAGTGTAAAATCTTTTGTTTTACCATTAATAATTGTATAAGTTTTTGTTCCATTAACACCAGAAAAACCTTTACAAGAAATTTTAACATCTCTATTTTCTAAATTAAAATTTCTACAATAATTGGTATAAGTTGCTTTTGGTTGCCTTGCTGGAATGCACTGCTTACTACCCCAATTAGTAATCATATATGCATTTAATTTTGCTAATGAATTAACTGATATTCTTTTTCTACTATAAATACCAAATGTTAATGTTTGTTGTTCTTTTCTTACATAGCCGTTATTTGGGCTTATAAGTGGCATAATAGGAAATGATGCTTCTGTAAAATTATTAGGCATAATTAGTGCGTGCTCACTAACACTATCTTGCGTTGTTGTAGCAATTAATACATCATTACCAGTAAATTCCATATTACCAGCAGTATCGTGAGTTATATAAATATCTAAACAATACCAACTATTCATAGATGCAGTAATCATCACATTATCATCACTTGTAATATTTTCTAATATATTTTCAATTTTAATATCATCTGCTAATGGTGCTATTGTTGGTGTAATCCAATCAGTTTCACCAGCAACTTTTGTCGCATCTTGAACTCCATATTGAACTTGAACATAATTTGTAGTGCCATCTGCAGATGGTGTTAATACAACACCATAATCAGCATATAATTCTTTTTTAACATCACTATCAGCATCGCCAGTAGTATTATAAATTCTTGCTCTTGTAAATTTATTTGTTGTATCCATTTGATTAGTTCCTACAATTGCTGTTTCGCCTCTTGTTAATCCTAAACCACAGCTACCCCAATTACCTAATGAAGTTAATGTAGCAGTTGTTTTAACAAATGATGGTTTAGTAGTTGAGAAGAAATCAAATGTAGATAAACCAGATGTCCCAGCATTAAATAATTTCCATTTGTAATCATTAGTATCTAAAAGAAGTGTGCAGTAATTAGATGCTAATGTTGTATTAGGTGATATATCTGTTGTATTAAGAATTAAGAAATGACCCCAAGGCAGATTTCCAGTTGATATAGAATTTGGAAGCGTGATTGTGTCCCATACGGCTTTAGTTTTAATAAAACTTGCGTGATAAGTAGTTGCACCAGCAGTAAATTTAAAATCATTATTAGTGCTATCAGGGGCATTAATAGTAATACTAGCAGTAGTAGTAGCACCAATAACAGAAGTAAAAGTAGTGCCAGCAGTAGGTGTTTGGTATGCTGTTGGAAATACTAAATGCTTGATTGGTCTAAATATAGTTGATATTGTCCCTTGTGCATTATGTATTCCTTTTGTTGATGTTGTAAAAATATTGCTAATAAGATTAGTAGGTTTGGTAGTATTTGTAAGAGTTGTAGATGTTAATACTGGTAATGTAGAATTTGAAGTTATAAAATTAGCGTTTGAAATATTATTTCTTGTAATTCCACTTATTACTTCATTAAAAGAACCTACACCAGCATTTTGTTCTGCATCGCTTGCTTGAAAACCCATTTTTTGACTTATATATCCATATTTATTAGATTTTCTTTCATCATCTTTATCAGCTATTACATTTAATTTAATTTCAAATTTATCACTACCAATATATTCAACATCAATATCAAAATCATCAAGCAAATTAGTTGCTTTAAATGCTTCTTGAATTTTATTAGAAAGTTCATCATTACTATATAAACCTTCATCAAGTTTTACTAATTTTTGTAAAAATTGATTAGAAGTTTTACCTAAACTATAAGTATATAAATCATTATTTTTATCACTATTAATATTGTGAAGAGGTGTTATATTTAAATCAGCATTTACTATTTCTACTTTTGTATTTGGAGTAATTTTAATAGGGTCTTTGAATGAATTGGTGAAATGATATGGCAATTCACTATTATTAAGAAGAATAGTTTTACCATTATTGTCTTTTAGTAATCTGGAACTTTTAAGATATAAAAAACTCATTTATTTATTACAATAATAAAATAATATTTAATTAAATAAAATATGGAATATGAATTAAAGAAAAAAATAATTATAGGTGTAAATAAACAACAGCCAGTAAAAGAAATTAAACCAGCAAATATTACAGAAAAGAAACATCAAGCACCCCATAAAATATTTGAGGGGTATGTTAAAGTTAATACAAAAAAATCTAAATCAAAAAAATAAGTCGTAATTTCTGTTTGCGATTTTCTTCTTTCTTTTTTTCCTTGATATATTTTAACAAACTATCAAAGCTATAATTAAACATTTTATCAATTATCTTTTCACTCATTTATTCATAATGATAAAAAATTATTATAAATAAAATAAAATGTTAAATCAATTATTCCAGAGAGCTCCTACAAATGAAGAGTTTAATAATATATTAAAATGTTTTAATATTAATAATATTGATGATACACATTCTATAACTTATTTATCAATTAAAATTTATAAAACAATAGACAAATTATATAATTTACTTGATATGTTATTACAATTATATTTGCCTTGTAAATATAATTTTATAAGTAATTTAAATACTAAAAGGTGTTTAACAATATTACGGCAAGTTATTAGATTATATGATTGTAAATTAACAAAATATAAAGTTTCACATCAATCAGTTTATAAGATTGAGAGAAATAAAAAAAAAATTATAAAAATAGAGAGATATAAGGTTATTACTTTTTAGTTCTTATTTGTAGTGCTTTCTTTTGTTTTTCAGCACGAGTTTTAGGTAATGGTTTCTTGGAATATGCTTTTCCTTTATTATCTTTTACTTTATAACCGCCTTTAACTTTTTTCACAGCATATGGCATTTTAATTAAATTTACATTTTAATTAAATTTAAATAAATTAAATTATCCATTCCATAAAAATTTAACAGCCCAATAATTTTTAGTATTTTTATTTTTCCAAGTTAATCTACCTTCTTTATCTTTAATACCCTTTGCTCTTGCAAGATAAGATTTTCTTCTTTTTTGGTCTTTATGTTGTCTAAAATCCTCATATCTTTTATCTCCAAAATGTATTAATTTTGGTTTTCCAGTTTTTTCATTTTTAACATAAACAGAAAATTTAAATACACCAGTTCCTTTATATCTAAAAGGTTTATATAATGTTTTTTCCATTTTAATTAAATTTAGATTTTATAAAAATTTAATTAAATTATTTTTTATATTTGCTCCATATATCTTTATCAACTTTTCTAGCAGGCCCACCCATAATAACAGAAGCTAATCTTGCTCTGGCCCAACTTTCAGCAGTTTGATTTGGTCTTGACCCAGCACTATAATATGCGCCTCTACCTTTATCTAAAATTTTATCAATTCCAGTTTTACTAATAATATTTTTTGATATAAATGATGTATTACTAATTTTAGTGCCATATTTGTTTTCAAACTTGGAAGCCCAAGAACTTCTTTTACTTGTAAATGATTTTACTTTTGGTCTATCTTTGCCTTCTTTAATAGATTTTATTTGTTTTTTTTTATCTGCTGGTGTTAAACTTTTTGGAGCATATTCTGGTCTTATTTTTTTTGGAGGCATTTTAATTTTAATAAAATATAATAAAAAATAAATATTTATTAAATATTTGAACTAATACTTCTCTCTATTGGTGGTAATTCTAATGTAGGTTGCTGAACTCTACTCCTTCTACCAATTCTAATACTTCGTAATGTTTCATTATCTCTTTCTTCTCTCTCAAGAGAGATAGAACATTCTTTACCGCAACATTTAGATTTCATTTTCATACCGCATAAAACAGATGATACAACAGAAATAATAAATAACCAAGTTTCTATTTTCATTTTATTAATTAAAAGATACTTTAATATCTTTTTTTTCTATTTTAATTTTATTATCTTCTATATCTGTATGTTTTTTATATTTTTTAATAAAATGTTTTAATTGATTATCTATTTCATCATTACTAAATTTACCTTCACATTTTTTATATTTATAATAATTACTACTATAATTACATAATTTATCTTTATTTGCTAGATAATACATACGCTTATAATGTCTAATATCATCATATGATTTCATTTATTATCATACATATTTTATTTTTATATAAAATATAATAAAAAATTATTTTTTTTTTGGTTTTAATAATTGATAAAATTTTTATTTTTTTGGTATTAAATTTTTTTTTATTGGTTAATCACTATCACTATCACTATCACTATCA